TACAACAGGTGGTATCGTTGGTAGTTGGGTAGAAGTTACTGCAATAGCGAGCGCTAAGTACTTTGTTAGAGGTAGTTTAATAGGATCAGGAACTATCGCAACACCGTTTGCTGACGCGTAATAAATAAACTTTGTGAGCTCCTTCGGGAGCTCACAACTAAGGAGAATATATGGCAACACAAAATGTACGACAAACCATAGCTGCAACAGCCGATGGCTTATTAACTAAATATGCAACTGGTTCAGCTGTTACAATTACTAAAGCTAGAATCATGGCAGTACAGGCTCAATCTAGCGCTGCTGATGGTAGTGTGAAAATTTATGATGAAGCCGACAGCTCGAAAACAGCAAGTGCTTTAGTCTTTGAAGCTAAGTGGGGAACTGCAGCTAATGAAACACTTTCCATTAAAGTTCCAGGAGAAGGTATTTATTGTAAAAACGGTATGTATGCTGATTTAACTAATTGTGATTTTTTAGTAGTTACCGGCACATTCACGTAAGAGAGGTAGCAAATGGCTAATACTACTTCCGGCTCATATACATTCGATAAAACGTTTGCGATTGATGATACTATCGCAGAAGCATACGAACGTATTGGTTTAGTGGGCTCATCAGGACATCAATTATTATCGGCAAGACGTTCTTTAAATTTACTTTTTCAAGAATGGGGAAATCGAGGAGTTCATTTTTGGGAAATAGGTCATGCGAATGTTAATCTTATTACTCCTGTAGCAGGCACAGGTGCAGGAAGAATTTATAAATTTTTTAGATCAAGTGGAGATGGCACGAATGCCGCTTGTACAGATAATGATGGTAGCACCACGACAACGGCTTTTTATGGTGTAACCGATATTATAAATTGTGCTTACAGAAAAGATTTAGCTAATACTTCAAGCCAAGCTGACACAGGTATGACTAAAGTTAGTCGAGATACTTATGCAGCTTTTGCCAATAAATTATCCACAGGAACACCAAGTCAATGGTGGGTTCAAAGATTCATTGACCATGTTTCATTAACCATTTATCCTACTCCAAGTTCAACAGCGGTTAGTGAAGGACATTTAAGTATTTATTATGTTCAACGAATTCAGGATTTAGATTCAACTTATACAGATGCGACTGATCTTCCGTACCGATTTTTACCAGCAATGGTTTCAGGACTATCTTTTATTTTATCTCAGAAATTTGCACCGCAACGAACACAAGAATTAAAACTTTTATACGAAGATGATTTTGCTAGAGCATTAGCTGAAGATGGCTCTGCGGCTAGCACTTATATAACACCTAAAACTTATTATCCAAATATCTAATGGCAGGCTCAAGATTTTCAAAAGGTAGACATGCATTATCAATTTCTGATCGTTCAGGAGCAGCTTTTCCTTATATAGAAATGGTTAGAGAATGGAATGGAGCATGGGTTCATACTTCTGAATTTGAAATTAAACAACCTCAAATTCAGCCAAGGCCCGTGGGCGCTGATCCACAGGCCCTGCAGTTTGCGCGTACAGCTCGAACAGAATTTTATACACCAACCATTTTACCTAATAATCCTTTTTCAACGACAGCTGCATCAACTACAGTGACCGTGACTCAACCGAACCATGGACGATCTACCAATGATGCAGTTCGATTTAGAAATTTAACAGGAGCCGCTGGAGGTGTTGCTCCTATTATTTTCATGTTGGAAACAACTTTAGCAGCGGATCTAACGGATTCGGCAACCTCTTTAACTTTAACTGATTCGACAGCTTTTCCTTCTACAGGTTATATTGTTGTTCAACCAGGAGCCGATGCCAATGAAACTATTTACTATGGAGCTAATAATACAGGCACAGGAGTTCTTTCAACTTTAACACGAGGAACCTCTGCACCTACTTATAATCTATCCCCTATAACAACGACAGCATCTGCCCATTCGAGTGGTGATAAAGTAAGAGGTTCTTATGCGATTACTAAAGTAGATGATAATTCTTACACCTTTACATTAGTGACAGCAGCAACTACAACAAATGAAGGAGGAGGGTTTCCGGCTTTTGCAGGCCCGGTTAACTCTAGACCATAATGGCAGGATATACAAATTCAGCATTAGAAGCTGACATTAGAAGTTATACTGAAGTAGGATCAGGTGTTTTTACTGGTGCTATTCTAGGCAGATTTATTGAAAATGCAGAATATAGAATGCTGCGTGATGTTCCTATCGATTCGGATCGAAAACAACAATCAGGAAGTTTAGTTTCAGGACAACAAACGATTAACTGTCCAGCGGGGTGTTTGTTTACTCGAGGAATTCAAGTTTATACTTCAACCTCTGTGATTACGGGGGCGAATGTTTGGTTAATTAAAAGAGATCAAACTTTTTTAAATGAATATGTTGCCGCTAATACGGCTACAGGAAGCCCTAAGTATTATGCACAGTTTGGAGGAGCTACAGGAACGACTGACACTACATCAGGACGTTATATGATTGCGCCGGTCCCTGATGCAGCTTATATGTTCCAGGTTCATTTTAACGCTATGCCCACTAGTTTGGTAACAAATACTAGTGGAACTTGGCTAAGTAAAAATTTTCCAAATGGCCTTTTATATGCATGCTTGGTAGAAGCTTTTAGTTATTTAAAAGGCCCAATGGACATGTTGACACTATATGAAAATAGATATAAACAGGAAGTAGAGAAATTTGCTGCAGAGCAAATTGGACGAAGACGAAGAGACGATTATACGGATGGCACGATTCGAATACCAATCGAATCTCCTCCTCAATAGGAATAAATTATGGCAAATACATCAGCAGTCTGTACCTCATTCAAGGTTTTACTTATGAAGGGCCAAATGGACTTTACCGCTTCTACAGGAGATAGTTTTAAAATTGCAATGTATGATAGCGATGCAACTTTATCCGCAGCAACAACTGATTATTCAACTTCAGAAGAAATTACAAATACTTCAGGAACTGCATATACGGCAGGAGGAGAAGCATTAACTAATGTAACTCCTGTTTCAAGTAGCACAACTGCTTATACAGATTTTTCAGATGTCTCCTGGACCGATGCATCTTTTACTGCAAACGCAGCTCTTATTTATAATACGACAACTGGCACGGGCACAGGAACAACTGATGCCGTGGCAGCGATTGCGTTCGGTGGAGATAAAACCGCAACGTCAGGAACTTTCACAATTCAATTTCCAGCAGCGGCGGCTTCAACAGCTATACTCAGAATAGCATAGGAGTCATACCATGGCTGATATAACTGTATCAGTAACAGGCGTAGAGGCGATTGTTAATGAGACTCGCTGGAATGCTCAAAATATACCTTGGGGCGAAGGCGCATGGGATACAGGAGGATTTACAAGTCAAGATGTTATTCCTGGTTGGGGCCATTTATCATGGGGCCGAGCCAACTGGGGTGATTTAGATATTTACGAAGAAGGTTGGGGCAGATCTGCCTGGGGTGATGAACCTTGGGGTGGTACTCATAACAAAGTTGTAGACGTTACTGGTTTAGAAGCGACTGCAAGTTTAGGAAGCGCAAGCACTGCTATTGATGTTACTCCAACTATTACGGGTTTAGAAGCCACTGCAAGTTTAGGATCCCCTACTGCGGTCATTGATGTAACTCCAAGCATTACTGGATTAGAAGCAACAGCTTCTGTTGGAAGTATTACGCCAGCTGATCAAGTCATGGGGCTAACTGGACTTAGCGCAACGGCCTCTGTTGGAAGTATTACACCAGCTGATCAAGTTATGGGATTGACTGGAGTAGAAGCAACCATGAGTCTTGGTACGGTTACTATTCCAAATGTTGGCGTTCCATTAACAGGAGTTGAAGCAACCGCTTCAGTAGGAGCTCCAACTGTAATTTCAGGAATTGTTATAGAACCAACTGGACTAGAAGCAACCATGAGTCTTGGCTCTGTTACTATTCCCAACGTAGGAATTCCAGTAACTGGATTTGAAATGACGGCTTCTGTAGGAGAATTAAGTCCTGCTACAGTTACCGGAGTTACTTTAGATGCAATGACAGGATCGATAGGGTCCGTGATCATTGAATATAAATTCCCAGTTACAGGTGTGGCGGCAACTGCATCTCTAGGAACTATCACAGAAATTGCGGATCAAATTGTAGGATTATCTTTAGATGCTATGACAGCATCAGTTGGAACCCCTGGAATTATCCATTATGCGAATATTGACACAGGTTCCAATACATCTTATAGTAATGTTTCAACGGGTTCGAATAGTTCCTATTCGGATGTTGCAACTGGATCAAATACCAGTTATACGGATGTAACAGGTAAAGAAGCAGCTTAGGAAATTTATGGCATCAACATATAACTATTTAGGTATCGAAAAAATGGCAACCGGTGAAAATGCCGGAACCTGGGGTACTAAAACAAATACAAATTTAGATATTATTCAACAAGCCGCATCAGGCTATCATTCACAAACGATTGCAGGTGGAGCTCAAACTACAGCTTTATTAATGACGGATGGAGATGCTACGTCTACAACGGACAGTTTAACGAATGCTGCTCGTAATACGGTTATTGAGTTAACCGGAGCTATTACAGGAAATCAAATTGTAACTTTTCCTACTGATACAGAAGGATTAAAAGTTGTTTTTAATAATACAACTGATGGATCAGATACTTATACCGTTCAAATAAAAGGTGCATCAGACTCTGGATCAGGAACTACTTTTGCAGCGGGTTCTGCAGGGAGAATTAAAAAACTGGTCTACATGAGTGGAACAGATCTGGTTGAAGTTAGTATTGCTGGAGACGTTACCGCTAGTTCTACAACTACTTTCACAAATAAAACATTCACGGCCCCTAAATATGCGGATGGTGGATATGTCGCCGATGCTAATGGAAATGAAAACTTAGTCTGGGGTACAACAACTTCAGCCGTCAACGAATTTAAAATGACTAATGCAGCAACGGGCAATGGCCCAACGCTTAGTTCTCAAGGGGGCGATGCAGCTGTTGATATTAATATTACACCTAAAGGAACAGGAGATGTGGTTCTAGCAGGAGATACCGTAAAAGTTGGAGACTCAGGCGCGGCAGCTACTCTAACTTCAAATGGTGCAGGAACTTTAACCATTACTACAGGTGGAGCGACTGATTTAGAACTTAATACC